TCAATTCTTTGGATTACAGTTTAATCCAGTACATAAGTCTCCAGCTAAGGTAGCGCATCCAAGTCAGTTAACATACTTTGCTAACACTAATGACAAAGACGCTGATACAGCTAAGACTATGTATAATGCTATTAGGCTGTTTATCACTAAGAAAACTGATGAGGCTAAAGCAAAGTTCTTGAATAAGAATCCAAATGTTGTAAGTAAAAATGTATTAGAATTACTGAACGGAGAAGGAGCGGAGTTTGAATATGAATTAGTTAAGTCTTTGCAGGATGCTAACCATAAAGATATCAAAGCTCCACAAAACATTCCAAGTGTTGTTAATAAGTTCTATACTCAATTTGCCTCACATCTTAACGCTAATATAGTTAAGATAAAATACAATGGTGGTAAATTCGTATTAGTCGCTGACGTAGGGGTTGTTAATCCAGCTACTAAGCAGCGATTAGCTATTAAGAAAGACGACTCTGGTAAATCATACTACGCAGAAGCCTTGATGAATAGAGACTTTGCATTGAAAACATTAGGTAAAGATAGAGTAGCTGCAATAGAGGATGCCATTAAGAATGGTACTCCTATACCAGATTACTTTATTGGCCCTGACTTTCTTTCGTTTCGTCTTCCTTCTTCAGAGCTTCACTCTGCTATGCCTTTGAAGATTGTTGGATTTACACAAAACAACAGCCAAAATAGTATCATTGTTCCTGATAAGATAGTTCCTTTACACGGCTCCGACTACGACGTAGATGCTTTGTATGTTATAGCGAGAGCTACTAATAAAAAAGGAGCTCCTATTGGTTATGATTTGGTAGACGGTCAATGGAAGTTTCTTCATATTCCAGTTGATAACAATGTTACTTTTGAAGATTTCTTAGTGTCGTTTGATAAAGAATTTCCAGAAGAAGATATAGAAAAATATCTTCAGAATATGATTCTTGAATCTTTCTTAGAAATAGTTACCGCTGAACATAATAGAGATAGGATGTTAAAACCTATTGATATGAGTTTCATTCATGAGTTTGTTAACGAGCTTAAATCATCGGGAATTAACACAGACCCATTAGATAGAGACTTATCTCATCCTCTTTATGCTCAGAAGGCTCACTCTTCTTCTTTTGGTGGCCTTATAGGAACTGGTATTTTTGCTAATGGTATTAAAGCCTTAGCGTTTCTTATTCGTTCTGGTAAAGGAGGTAAGCCTTCTAAAATAAAGATGTTAGAGAGTCTTCAAACAAGAGCTGAAGGAAATGTTAATCCAAAAAGAGTTCTTACTGACAATAGCGATCCATCTGATTACGATTTGATGTATGCTGATGAAAACGGAAAAGAACATACTATAGCTGGTATCGTGAACAATGCTGAAGCATGGGGTATTCTTGACGGATTCTTAAATGCTTCTATAGATAACGTTAAAGAACAATTGCTTCCTTACTTTAATATAACTAAAGATACTGCAAGGTATTTTATAGGAATGGTATCTAATGGGGTTAATTGGAAAACGGCTTTACTCTTTATGAAACAGCCAGCCATCAAGTATATGGCTGATGCACAGTTTAGAAATAGAGACAGAGTTGTAAATGCTTTAAAGTATCTTCTTGGAGTAGAGAATCTATTAGAAGCTTCTACTGGTAATGAGGTTATAAGTCATGCTGATTTAACCAAGTCATTGCGAAACTATAATGATTTGCAATACTTTGTTGATAAGAAATTAAGCGGAGAAGAATTATCAGATGCTGAAATGGAATATATTTTATTCCAAGCACAAGTTGCTCAAGCTTTCTACAAGTATGGGAGATTAGGAGACGCTGTTAGTAGCCTTTCTTCTTATCTTAAAATCCTTGCAGAACAAGAAACTACTGAACAAGATTTCTTGACTATAGAAGCAAAGAGAAACACTGTATTTGGAGATACATTCCCTTATGATATTACTGATATACATAAGAGCAATCCTCATCTTGCATCATACGATAATGCTTTCTTATTTTTCCAAGAAGCAAGGAAGAGCTTTGTGTTAAAATATGCTGATGCTATCTATAAGAACATTGATGTCTTTTATGATAAAATGAATAGTATGTTTAGATTCTCTAAAGATAAATTCGAGAATACTAAAATGCAATTAGACGCTATCATGAAATTAATAATGATGTCTACCGTAGACGCTGATGTTTATTCTAATTCAACATTCTACAGTCCGTTACATAAAAAAACGTATACTGGATTAGATGCTTTTCTGAAAAAGACAGAAGCTGTCGTAGACGCTTTAACACATAGCGATATCTTTCCTAAAGGTTCTTGGGAAGCTGAGTTTGTAAGCAAGTTAGATGTTAACTTTAGCAGAGGAAAGAAGCGTAACGAAATAACATTTTATTCTGATACTGCTGATTCTTATGCTATACAGAAAACTATGTCTTTTGGATTCGATGCTTTATCTGGATATGAATTTGAAATAGACCCTAATAGTCAATATGGGGTATCTATTGTTAAATCAGATTCCAATAATGCTTCTACCTCTAATATACAAGAGTTGTTGATACAACTTGGAGTATTGGAACATGGACTTGTCTTTTTAAGTAAGAACTACTCTCGTTATATTGACGGAAAGTATTTAGTTGATATGTATGCAAAATACGAATCTAATCTTCGCAATATAGCAACTAAAGGCTTAACAGCAGTAGGAGGTTATTTCAAAGTATTGATTGCTATTACTGAAATGAATTCTAATGTTCATCAAACCTATCATTTTGATAGAGTAGTAAAGAACGTAAGAACAAAAGACGGTAAAACATTTGAAACTAAAGCTGGTACTGCTGTAATAGATAATACTTTAACCTACTACGACGTTAAACTGTCAAGAGAAAAGGACGCTGGCGAGGAAGGAACAGTATCTAATCCTCAGATATTCGTAGACAATCTCATAAGTGAGAAAAATGAATACGGATTTACTGGAGAAAGAAAAACTGTATATGTCAAAACTCTATCGGATGCTAAACACGATTACTATAAAATTATATATAGTACCACTGCTACACATCCTATCGCCAATATTCAATCAGCAGGGCTTACGGGAATGTATAACGCAAGAATGGCCGTAAGACCAGATATGCTTAACGCTTCCGTAAAAGAGCTTACTGAATACGTAGCGGTATCAGAGAATGCTTTAATTCGATATGGCAATACTCCTAAAATTGGAGATTATGTTTCTATTACAAGATATGACGACTACGGAATGGTTAAGCCAGTTGTATATACTATAGAGGCTGAAGGCGTTTCTAAAGGAGGAGATGATACTGGAAACTATTATTCTTTAAAAAGAATGAGAGATGATTTTGGTAAATCAGAATCAAGAAGTCTATTAGAGACCGTATTAAAACATGATGACTTTAGCAAACAAGTCACCGAGTTGTACAACGAAACTAAAGACATAGATAAGGCTAAAGCATTAGTTTCTAATTTCTTACTTAAATACTTTAATGATAATGTCATTACAGATATTCAAACAATAGGAGAGGAGTTTGTAGATAAGATTGTCAAAAGAGCTGACAAAGCTGAGGCAAGAGTTATTGAAAAAGAGGCTGAGAGGGCTGCTGCAGAAGCAGTTGCTAATAATGAGAAAAACAATCCTACCGTAACTGAAGAAGATGCGCAGGCAGAGTTAAATTCATGTATTGTAAAATAATAAAATAATATGGCAAAGTGTCCAAAAGGCGAAGCTGGATGGGCTGAGTTAGTACAAGAAATGCAGGGTAACCGAATCAAGGCTTACTCTGCATTCTTGTCTAATGGAGGCAAGGTACCAGCATTAGATTCTGAAATCGTAAAAAGAATAAAATCTTTTAATCTTGATTTTGGAAAAAAGATGAATGAGGAGGTTGATGCCGATGGTAAATCAACTGGATATTACATAGAAGAAGGTACTGGTAAACGAATAAAAAGAGCTACTGACGATAAAGTGGGCTTCACGACCATTTTTAAGCCATTTAAGCGCACTAAAGAGCGAGTGGGTACTTATGGTGAGGAGCTGGCTAAAAAGTTGTTTGAGGGGCTTAATGAAGACGACAAGCTACTTCATCGTGAAGCTGGAAAAGAATTCACTCAGAAAGAATATGCGAAGTATGTAGACGGAGCGTATGAGGCTTCGAGAATAAAAGGTTTAGCAATACATAGAGCTATACAGGCTAAGATAAATCCAAACAAAGCTGCGGAATTAGAGAAGGAAACGAAAGATGAAATAGATAATTTTGAAGCAGAATATGGTGATGAATATTATCTTAAATGGGAATGGGTTAAGGCGGAAGGCGTTATAGAACAAATGTTTGAGAATGCTAATATAAATCTATTTAAAGAGTATCAAGATCCAAACGATGATGTCATAAGAGATATGGTAGAATCTGAGGTGAAAGTCAATAATGATATATTAGGATTTGGTGGAACAATGGACTTGTTTATTCAAAAGGCTAATGGTAAGTATCAAATTATAGACATCAAAACAGGAAAGACTCATAACCCTGTTAATGAAGATATGGGGATGCTGTTAATGAAGTATGGCGATACTGCTACTAAAGAGGTATTGTACAATAATATAAACAGTGCAAAACTTCAGGTAATGTTCTATGCCTTAATGAATAAGATAAACAATCCTGACATGCAGTTTGAAGGGCTTTCTGTACTATGGGCTCCTAATAAGTTTGGAGCTAAAGACAAAGACAGCGTTCAGAATATAGATGTTAGTGCTTATCTCTCTATGATGCAAAGTTTTCTTAAAAACAAGGCTGCATTAAAAGAAGCAGGAATTGACGAAAACGTCTACGAGAAGATTATTGCAAAGTCTCCTAATGCGTTTAATCCAAAACACTATAGTAGCAAGTCTTCTGAAAAGCTAACAGATGAGATTACCGGCTCTAAAGAAAGTCCAGAAGCTATCTTGGCTAAGAAGATGCAAAAGTTACAGGCTATCATAGGGAAGAAATATGCCGCAAAAGAGTTTACTGAAGATGAGAAAATGGCATTACAAGGACTTACTTACGCTGAGAAACAGGAAGTCTTTGATTTGCAAAAGGATATAATGTTAATGCTTTCTTCTGGTACAGTAGATATGTACCATAATATAGGAGAGGGAATTAGTTCATTTGTTACCTACTTTGGCAACTTTGCAGATGTTAATAGTCCTGCTCTAATCGAGTATAAACGATTCTATGATAAGCAAATACTAAAGAGAGATATGCGTAAAGATGAGTTAATCAATAAGATGCATTCTCTTTTAAGGCCTATACAGGAAGATGCTATAAAGAATTCCGTAGGGATTGGCGGCACTCGTGTCTTTAATTACGATAAAGTATTTGGTAAGTTCATTATTACATCAAAGTCTAAGACATCAAATACGACAGAAGAAAGACTATTGCATAAAGACGATACTGACCCAGAGTTAAAGAATCGATATGATGCTTTGACTGTACACGAAAAAGCGTTCTTAGATTTTTACAATGATACAATGAAGTCATTGTTTGATGAGAATTCTTATCTCGGCTCCACTGCTTTTGAAGAGTTTGGCAAATCTGTTACTCACTTAGATTTGTATAATAGAAGTAAGAATACAGATGGAAAATTCGATTATAAGCCTGGATTCTTCTTTAAAGTTCCAATGGAAAATAGAGAGGTTGCTCAACGATTTGGCGTTGGAAAAGCTGTTAAACAGTATTTCAAAGAGAATACTTCATTCTTTATAGAAGACCAGTTTTATAGAGAATCAGATAATGTTCAAGCAATCCCCATACGGTTTTTAGGTAACGATTACATTAATAACAGCCGTATGTATACTCATAACTTAGAAATAGCCTTTATTAATGGAATAGACTCCGCTTTAAATAAAGAGTATTTAGACCAAGTATTTGCCTTGGGATCTTCTATGTCAGCCTTCTTAAAACAAGGACAGTCAAGAAAAGATATACTAAATCTTGCTACATTCTTGGATATGAAGATATTCCAGAATTTACAGAGGAAATCAATGCGCACCACTTTCCAACGCAGACGTATAAGTCTTGGTAATGGTTATGCCGTTTCTGCAGACAAGGTATTTCAGATGTTGATGAAATGGACTTCTATGTCTATAATGTGGTTAAAGCCAATACAGGCAGCAGGTAACTTCTTTCATGCTAATACCTTAACACATAGAGAGGGTCTTAGAGGAAGTATCCTATCTGAAAAGAAATGGTTTGACCAGAATTTTATAAACTTTACAGAGTCTGATAAAATGAAAGCGGAAGGATTGTATTTCTCTACAGTAAAAGATACTATCTTTGACGATTTACGTAAGAATAAAATGCTTTTGTTTGCTCGTAAGTTCAATTACTTAGGAAATAACTACGACTATTCTGTTGGCCAATCTTATCTAATGACGAAGAACCTTAAAGGATTAGACGAGTCTCTAATGTACTTTGCGCATTCCAAAACTGAAGAGTTTGTTTCTTTAACTACTATGACGGCTCAGTTGCTTCACATGAAGACTCCTAACGGGACTTCTCTGTGGGACTCGTATACTCCTGTAGAAATAGGAAATGGTGTCTACGATCTTGTCTATACAGGCGAGACAAGAGGTACTGTAAAGCGAGGAGACGGCGCTACAGCCTACTACGAGACTTTGACAGGATTAACATCGGAAGAGATTTCTAAGCTAAAGAGAACGCATGAGAAGATGCAGGGGGGCTATAGGAAAGATGAGGCTGGAGGTATTGAAATCTATGTATTAGGCAGGATGATGGTTCAATTGAAGAAGTTTCTTCCGCGACTTATCCTAAACCTATTTCATGGCAAGAAAGTAAGCACAGACTTCGGCTACTTCAAACCAGTAGTTGACAATGAAGGGAATGTTGTAATGAGAACTGAAGATGGCAAAACTATGGATGTTCTTGAATGGCACTCAATGGTAGAGGAAGGAAGAATCAACTCTCTCGTAAAAGCTTTTAAGCATATGATTGGCAATAAAGAAGTTGATATAAATGAATCTACTATAGAGAACTTAGCTGAAGCTGCGTTAACTGGATTATTCTTTATTATAACTTATGGAATGTATCTATTGATGTTTGGCGGTACTGATGATGATGATACTATGAAGAAATTCTGGAAGAGATATATGGTGGATAACTTATCCCAACAGTATAACATAAAAGATTTATTCCATACAGTATCTACTACATTTACTCCAGTATCTATAGCCCAGTCATACAAGATATTTGATTCTTTTATGACATTCTCTGTTGCAAGTGCAAACTATGCTATAGGGAATGATGATGCTGCTTTTACGCAAAGGGGTGATTTAAAAGGCTGGAATACATTTAAAAAAGGTCTTCCTCTTATATCTTCATATACTGACTTTAAAAGCAAAATACAGAATGTAAAAGGAGATTATGGTAGCGGGGATGGATTATTTATTCCTTGGTTAGCTGACCAGACTTCTAATGATGGCGCTGTAAGATTTCGTTAACAGGTGAAAAAAGGGGGCACCAGCCCCCATTTTCCCCTTTAATCATCATTAAAATCAGCTACATGCGATTCTTGTTAGAATCCAAGTTTCTTTTTAGGATTTAATTCATTCAATTTTAATGAAGAATCAAATTCCGATGTTAAGCTTATTTCCATAAACTTTATTCCAAATAGAAAATACTTAACTGTACGAGTCGTAGAGGGCAAGGCAAATCCTGCCTGCCCCCCCGATTCATACACGTCTTTATAAAAAGTAATTTCTGTTATTTCTTTTCTTAACATTAATTACATTTAGAGTAACCGCAGTTGTAACATACGCTGCAACCGCCCTCGTTATGCATCTCTTCGCCGCAATCTGGACACTTTACTTTGTCTAAATTTTGAGCATTAAAATGCTTTTTCAAAATACGAGCTATAACTTTATTTACATTTGTAATTGGGTCATCAGATTTATCTATTTGAGTAACCAATTCGTTAATATCGACATTGTTACGCAACAATAAACTAATCAATCTTGTAGAGAATTTTCCATTGTCTATGATTGTATGCGATAAGATATTATCTATTACTGATACTCGAGTAAAGCCGCTTGCAGTTTCGTATCTTATGTTCAAATCATAAATTTTAGAGTCTCTTTTTACAATAACCAGTGATGCTGCTTTAGTTAAATCAAACTGGACTGCATTAGCGTCAATAATAAACACCTCGTAAGGCGTTTTGTTATGCATTCCAATTACAACGAAGGTATCTCTACCTTCAATAGATACGCGTTCCGCAATAGCAAAGATTTCACGTGGTCTTTCATTAGGAAATGAGGTTTCCTCACTCTTAATTAAGACTCCATCCCTACTTCCTTGTCTATAGACTGTAAGTCCTTTACAGCCACTTTGGTGCGCTTCTTTTATGACATTAACGATGTCGCTTACCGTAGCCGTTTCAGGCAAATTACAAGTATTACTAATAGCATGGTCTATATACTGCTGAATAAGTCCCTGCAATTTAACTTTGTTAATAGGATTAATATCCTTAACAATAGTATTCGCATAAGGGCTTGCTTTATATAGTTCGTCCACATCTGCATCTGATAATTTTGCGATATGCAATTCTAATGCCTCATCATTCATGTTGAGGTAATTTTTCATCCATACCTTAAATTTATCATGGAATACTCTAAAAGTAATCCAGGAGTCGCCCGTCTTATCAACAAAAGTTCCTTCTTTGGAAGTTTTACGTCTACGGAGATATGAAATCTCGAATACGTTTTCTACTCCATTTGACACTTTTGCTAAAATAGATATGCTTCCAGTAGGGGCTATAGTCAAATTCGCTATATTCCTTCTTCCGTATTTGAAATACATCCCAACATAGTCTTCTTCGCTATGAAATGAACTGTTCTTAATAGAATTCAAAACTCTCGAAATGAAAGGATTGTTTGATTCTTTAAGTCTATTAAATACAGGGAACGAACCACGTTCTTTAGCTAAGATTATTGAAGACACATAAGATGCTGCCGCAAATTCACTGAAGATATCTTCTATTAAGAAGAATTTATCAGGATTGCCATATTCAATGTTTAATGCAGCAAACATATCAGCTATACCTGTAGCTCCTAATCCAGTTCTCCTACCTTTTAAAGTAGCCTCTTTGATTTTTTTCCACAAGTTATATTCAATAATTTTAGACTCCAGCGCTTCTGGATCGGTTTTTATTTTATTTAAGATTTTGTTGATTTTCTCAACTTCCAAGTCGACGATATCATCAAGCAATCTTTGTCCAGCCATTACATCTTCAACAAATCTTCCGTAGTCGAATTTTGCATCTTCTGTAAATGGATTTAAAACATAGCTATACATATTGATTGCGAGCAATCTACATGCGTCGTATGCTGATAATGGTATCTCACCGCACGGGTTTGAAGACACCGTTTCAAACCCTTCTTCTTTGTAACAGTCAGCAGGAGACTCTCTAAGTATGGTATCCCAGAATAATATGCCTGGCTCTGCAGTTTTATGTGCAGCCGTAGCAATTTTATTTATTATTCTACTCTCCATATTATGATCTTTTACCCTTACGGATATGTTTGCTCCAGTGATTTTTGTCAAATCCTGTTTAGCGGTAATAAAGTCAGCAGCTTCTGGGCTGTCTGCATCTATACTGAGCATTAAAGCCAAATAATATTTCTATTATTATTCAGACTATTTCTTCAGAAAGGACTATGCTCCTTCCCACCTACGCACTTCCACTGTAGTATTTCATCTACAATGTACTCTACTTGGTTATACTCCAACAACTGTGTTGGGATTCCGTTCGATAGTCGTTACACCTTCACTTGTATATTCAAAAAACAATCCTCTTCTTTTACCCCTTGGTATTGGATTTGTTCTTATCCCTAATAAAATTTGATTAACTGTTGCTGAATTTTTATATCCATAATATCTCGCAACATGGCTTTGAGAAGGAAATACAAGTATATTTCCATCGTTTTCTGTTACTTTTACTTTTTTTACATTAGTATAAGTACAGTTATCATAACCATGTTGTGTATTTTTTGCAACAGTAGACCATTCTAAATTAGAAATGTGGTTGTTTTTTTTATCTAAATCAATATGATTTACAATATCATAATTTTCAATTTCTTTTCCATATTTTAATAAAACAAGTCTATGAAGTCTAAACGGTTGTCTATTTCCATTTTCACTACATACTAATGTTATATCATAATATCCATCCTTATCTTCTCTTTTAGATAATTCTTTTCTTTGAAAATTATTTACGCTTGATAAACAACTGAAAACTCTTCCGTCGTCAGTTATTTCATAATGATTTAAAACATATTCTTCTTTTTTTGTCATAATTATATCTTTAAAATTAATGAATCACTTCTACAAGTGATACAATATTTTAACATAAAAGTCAAGTGCTTGGCACGATATTTTTAATATTTATTGCTCAAAATAAATATTACGTTCATCGTTAGCCTTATTTTATAATAAGACACCCCGTATTTACGGGTTCACGTAGTTTTGAGGCACTTTTACACACCTCTTCTTCCTCCTTGCGCCACTTCACGAGTAGCGTTAGAATATCTTTCCATAAATGGAACTATCCCAGAGGAGGTAATAGCTGCATTGTTTACATTAGACCCATTAGGTCTTATATGAGACAAATCATGTCCTACTCCGCCTCTGCGCTTCATGATATGAACCTGCTCTTGTTCGGTAAGCAATAATCCTCCGTATGAGTCGTCTTTGTTTCCAACAACAAAACAGTTTGAGAGAGATGTTAACGCATCGTAGTTGTTCATTCCATATATTACAGAACCTCCAGGAATCAGGTATTTAAAATCATTTAATAGCGAGAAAATCTTAGAAGCAGATAATGCATTCTCTGATTTGTATTTCGCTTCAATGTCAGCAAATTGCACTGCCATGATTTTAAACATGTTAGAAGGAGTTTGGATTAAGAAATGATTTTTGTTTGTTTGCGCATATTTAGTGTAGAATACATTTTTGCCAAGGTCATCATTTTTAAAGAATCTTTCATATACCATTTCTTCAAATAGCATATCGAATAATCCTCCTATGAAAGGAATTCTGTAAGACAATCTCTCGTCTGTAAAGAATTCGTTCATTGCTTTCTTGTATTCTTGCATGATACTTTGTCTTCTTTCCTCAATCTGTTTTTCTGTAAATTTTGGAGGTTCTTCTACTTTAGGAGGCTGTACTCTTGAGCGACGCTTCTTCGCAGATAGCTCCTGGATAATTGAATCTTCAGATATAGTATATGTCGTTCCCCAAGAATTTACAACTTCTGCAGCAAGAGCTTCATCAAGCGTTTGGGCATGTACTTGCGCCATTAATCCTTCGTCAGTATGAATAGGATCTCCGGTTGTGGCATCAGGCTGCATTATTGGAGTTCCATCTATTAATTCAGAATAATCAATATTTCCTCCAGTGTGATTTGCGTGGCCATCAGTCCCAGCTATCCCTTCTAACACAACTGAATCTAAACCTTGCGGATGTAATATAGGACCCTCATCCATCCACCAGGGAGAAGGGAGTGGAGGTTTAGGAACTTTTGTTGTCTTACGATACAATTCAGAAGCTTCTAAGAGTTTACCAGAGAATGTCTTAGACATATCTTGAATAGTTTCAAACTCCCTTCTTGACAACAAAATCCTTACATCTGGATGCCTTTTCTCAGCTTCCGCCTCGAATTTAAGCTTCATTCTGTAAGATTCATAAGAATTAATTGCTGCGTCATAAAAATCAAGTTTGCTGATATATTCGTCATTCAATATAGTATTTAAACTCTCACTTATTTGCACATAATCTAAAACATCCGCAAGAAGCGTAAAGTCTGTTATTTTATATTTATTAATAAACTCTAATACATCATTTTTTGTGTTATGAAAGAATGATGATTGCTCGTCTAAGATTCTCTTTATCTCTTTATCAGTTAAAGAATTGACAAAACGAGGAACTCCCTCTTCTATTTCATCAGAATCCCATACTCCTAAATACATCCCATACACAGCTAACATTGCCTTATTGTCAGTAGTAAACGCTTTGTAAGAGTCTAACTCCTCTATATTTTCTATTATTTTTTCTTTTACCATATTATAGGCTCTTTATTATTTTTTTGTAAATAAGCGTTAGTTAAAGAAAAGTGTTTGTTTCCAAACCAATTTCCATTGTTTGCGCTTAAAGGGCTCGGATGCCCAGAATACAAGAATAGGTTGTTATCTTCTTCAAGGTTAGACATGAATGAACGTGCCTTCCCTCCCCATAGAAGATATACAATATTTGGAACCTCATCTACTAAGCTTTTGATTACTGCTTTAGTAATGAATTCCCATCCCATGATTTTAGCATGGGAAAGGCTTACGTTTTCATCTACTGTAAGAATAGTATTTAATAACAGCACGCCTTGTTTAGCCCATCTCGCTAACAACGGGTCTTTGTTTAGATACAACCCTCCGTATACGTCCTGTTCTATTTCTCTGAATATGTTACGTAAAGAGGGCGGTATTGAATCGTTGTTTGTTGAAAAGCATAGGCCATTTGCTTCTCCTTCATGAATATATGGCATTTTGTTATTACAAAAGCTCTTTATCCTTTGTTTCTTATAATTTCTTATAAGGTCAGACTATATCATCACATATTAATGCGTTGCGCGCTCGTGTCACTTTACTGTCCGTTCTGGACTCCATGTGTTAGTCGTTGAACCTTTTAAGTATTCCTACTTAACTTGGCTGCTGATTGGCTTATTTTTCAACTTAGCGTTCCAGCAATTCACGCAATTTATACAGGACCCAATGTCTTGTAAATCATAGAATTAATAATATAAGGCTTTATTATATCTAAAAATAAATCAACACTTTGTTTCATTATGTATATAATATTGCCTTTTTGTAGGGTTGTTTTTATCTTAAACTTTGTCTCTAAAACATCTCTTAGGATATTACAATCATTAACGGAAAATCCTTGAGAATTCATTTGTATTCCTCCAGAAATTCCTCTTTTTTGACCATCATCCATAAACCAAATAGCTAATCCAAAAGCGTCTATTTTGTATATTTCTTCATTTAATATTTTTATATTATCTTTATAAAAAAGATTTCTATAATATGTAAATAAAGTATGGCTTCGTGATTTTGAAAAAACAGAAGTATATTTATTGTCAATATATCTATCTGATATTACTGTTGATTCATAAATAACTCCATCTAAATCATATTCTTTTAAAATAGAAACTTTATACTCTAAATAATCTTTCTGTTTTAAAGAGTGTCCTAATGATAATTTCGATTCTTTAGTTAATCCAGATATTTTTACAAGATACCCATCTCCAAGAATACTTCCTAATATAAGTTGTCTTAAAATATAATCGTTTTCAATTTTATGATACGCATTTGATTTTAAGTTATTTCTATATATAACACTAAGTATTCTTGTTTTGTTGTTTATGTTTAGTAATTTTGCGATTTGAAAATTACTATACCCTAATTTATTTAATTCTATAATTTCTAATGTTTCTTTACTTTTGTTCCTCATATTATTTTGTTTTAAATTCATACAACATTGTATTGTACAAATATACAACAATATTAAGCAAAAGTCAAGCTTTTTTTAATATTTTTTGACATTTTTTATTTAATCCTGTCCAAGTATCACCACCTTAGTATCTCTTGGGTAAAAGAATTTAAAGGCAGAAAATACGTTATGACTCTCTGGGAAAATAGTATGCGTTTTTCTTCTCTCACTAACTAATTTAGCGGTAGAGATTATGTGTTCTAATGGAACATAATTAAGCATCATTTTTAACCATTCATCAGGAATAGCATTTCTTATTTTTTCTTCATCACTCATAATCAATGATTAGTAATCCATCATTTTTATAGTAATATGCATCGTGATCGAAGTTATTAGATTTTACTATCTTATAATCTTCTATTAATTCATATACCTTTTCAAGAGACTTTTCTATCTTCTTTAATGGTATCTGAACTACGTCTACGTGATATGGATAAGTCGTACCAACAAATACGACGTAATATTCAAAAGTAAATAGAGGATAGTTCATTTTCAGAGGCAACCCATATAAGCCTAACTGCCTATCTATTGCTTCTAATGATAACTTTTCCTTAATTCTATCGGTTCTTTTATCTCGTTGTGATTTTGCTCCATAAGACTTCACGTCTATTACTTTAATTATCTTATTAGACAAATCTACCACATATCTATCTATCTTCATTTTGAAAGGAATATCTTTGATAATCATTTTAAACTCGATTTCATTATAGCCTTCCTGGCTCTTGTCATCGTCAAGATATCCTGATAAAATCAGTTCTCTTGCGAGTTTATGTTTCTCTATATTTCTTTCAATATGGGTAATAGTTTCGTATGCTGATTGTTGTAGGGGTGTTTTTCCATTTGAAGATTTTATCTCTTCTATATAAGGAAATAACTCTTGATACAAAGCTTCTGCTTTCTTCTCGTTATACTCCTTATAGGAATTTGAATACGCATATTTTAAATCGTTACCAGCTATGATAAGATTTGCAAATAGGTATTGGTTTGGGCTGGATGGCTTTGGTGCTTTTTCTATATAGAAATTATCAAAGAATGTTTTATTCTCTAATAGGTAAGCATGGATAGCAGTACCAGTTATCATTGCTGGGTTTAAGTGTTCCTCATCATCTGATGATTTGTTCATCATTTCTGAGAAGTAACGAGAACTTACTTCAAGATATTTTAACGAAGAGTTGCTTAATGATTCTTTATCATCATAATATTTGCTACGCATCTGTTTTATATATTTGAATTATCATTGACGTTTCCTCGTCTGGAACGTCCACATAGTTTATCCTAATACGATTTTCGTTAATAAGGTCCCTGCTATCATCGACTATTATTGCTGGATATTTTATTCTATCTGGCATATAGCTAACTTTACATTTACCGGTCTTATCTGAAGGCTGGATTACTTTAAAAAACTCTACATTGCCGCACAAAGCGTCTTGTATTGCTTTTATATAAATATAGGCAGTATTGTCTATGTCGCCACCCATCCTTCCTTTAAGGTTATCGTTAATCGTTACAGATAATCCTACTGGATAATCTACTATAGGAGCTGTGTTTCTGAAGTATTCATAAAAATACTTCTTTGTTTCAGAACCTATCTTTGATCTAAGAAAATGGTCTACTCCAGACCATAAGTCATTTCCTGAAATTTTGTGAAATCTTGGTTTTCCATGTGTCTTTATATTTTTTATAATTTTTTCCGTTGTTATTGCATCACACAATACTTCATTAATGAATATATATTTTGAATCATCACTATATTTCTTAGGTAATGGCTTCTTGTCTGTAATTTTATAGTACACTTTACGAGCACTATTCGACAAAGCTATTTCCTTGATAAAATTATTAATAATAAATTCTCTAAGTATAATCATTCAATATTTGTTTTAAATATTTATAAGCTCCTTCCAAAGATATCTTTTGAGCTAAATCGCTAATATCTTTTGAGAGCTCTTTTTGTATGAAAATTTGTTTGATGAAAGGATATGCTTCTACGGCTTTATTAGAGCCTATCACTCCCGCTTCATCATTATCAAACAGAATAAATATGTCATCAAATCGAAGATACAAATCGTTCATCATTTCGCTATCTAATGTATACGACTCTCCTTGAGGAGATATTGAAGGAATTTGCATTTCATGTAATACCATTACGTCTTTATGACTTTTCGTTATTATTAACAGCTTACCATTATCTGGCAGTTGTTTTAAACCACTATAGTCTTTATCAGATACGTTTCCTAAGAATCTAAGAGAAGATTCTGGATGGTATATTTTTATATGATCGTTTATTTGGTAACAATATATCTTACTTGATTTATTGTTTTTTTTATGCAGTTTAAAATGTTCTTCGCTTTCCTGTTTAATGAATACTTTATCTACAGCAAACACCTCGTATAAGGCTAAAGTTTCTTCTGTTATTCCATACGAATTCCAGTATCTAATGTCACGTTCCTCCATATTTCGATATTCAACCACTATTTTCTTATTAGAGCGTACTTTGGCCCTAACTGGCATGGTAATATCATTAATTGGAGAAGATGCGTCAGAACGCTCGTATGAAGCCGACAGGCCCATATTTAGGTCATTATTTATGTGTAGTAATGCAGAGTGAAAATCACACTTATAACATTCAGCAACAAAATCGAAAACACTTTGTGGTTTGTTTTGTGTAGCGAGTCCCCAATCTCTCCATACCCAAGATTGAGATCCTGGGAAGAACTTAAAAGTTAGGGAGGGGTCGGAGTCCTTTCTATAAGGAGCATTAAATTTTCTATTTTCGCAAATTGTTTCACCAAGATAGTATTCATAGATTACTTTTTCGCTTACAGAATCAAGTATGTTTTTTTTACTTAACGCCTTTTTGAACTTTAGAAGCATAAATATGATTATAATTATATATAACTTTATTCATGAATCTATAATACATCCTATCTTGTTTATCGTATTCTCGTGCCATAGTTTTAATGCTGTTTTCAGCACAAAAATGATTCAAAACCTTTCCGCTTAAAGGTATTTTTATTACCTCTTTAGTATGTGGATTGTAGGTTAATGAAAACCCATGTGAATGCATTAAATCATCATGTAAATAGCTTTTAATAAACTCTTCAATAATGTTAATACTTGGGAAAGTAGAAATATTAAGGACATCCCAGAAGGACATCCTTAATAATTTACTAAACAATTTCGCTTCTACCGAATCAGTAGTCGAATTATTAATGTCGATAAGATCCATTAGAATACATCCGAGTCGTCTTCATCAGCGGTAACGGAAGTATATCCTTTGCTTGTGTCAGGCACTTCTAATTTCTTATAATCATAAGAATTAGATGGGTTGTATTTCAGCTTGGAAGGATTTACAGACATATGCTCTGCAAAGCTTTTAAACGCAAAGGACGCGGCTACAGCCACATCTCCTTTAGAGTTTAAGAACTCTTCTCCGGTAAATTTGATTCTCACCTCTTTGTTCTTTAAGCTCTTACTGATAGATTCTACAGTAACTTCTGTTTCGATAGGCTTCTGTACTACTACCTCTAATAAATGCTTAATACGCGACGTAGTGGCTTCCATGCCCTTGTCGGTAGAGATATACATCTTTTCCTCATGTTCGGCACTTCCGTCAAGAGATTCGCATTTAATGGCAATATACTTCTTACCGTTTTTGTTTTCCTCTATAGTCACGCCCAGGATTTTCACTTCATGAACCCCTGGTTCGATTCTGTCTTTAAAGGTGTTTACTGCCGATTCTACGCCGGCAAATCCAAATTTTAATTGTTCCATACTATTTATTCGTTATGATATTTTTCGATCTTAGCAATTATCTGACTGTAATCATTCTCTTCAAATAACTCTAAAGCTCCTTCCGGAGATTTTGCTTCTTTCCCGCTACTGTTACGGTTGGTTAAAAAGCGATAATGCACAACTCCGTCTTCTTCTCTTACGTCTGTATGTAAGATATAAGATACGTAACTCGGAATCTTGATTTGAGAATCAAGTAGTTTCCCAGGAGTAAGGAATTTTACAATACGATTGTCTTCTAAGTCACTCGATTGCTCTACGTGACCTATAAGGATAATGTATAAATCTGGACGAAGCTCATCTTCCATAGCTAAAATAGCATTGAAGGTATCTGTAGCAAATTCTCTCCATTTGTCATAACCCTTTATAGCAGAATCTCTCATTACTCTTTTTGTGAAAAAGTGAGTGATATCTTCTACCACAATAGTTTTGAATTTGTTTCCTTCGTTGATTTTTCGTATCAGATTTCCAATTTCAGGAATCGTGTTTACTAATTTGGTGTTCTTGGTTTCGTCGTTATATAATTTACGAGACCCAGGAAAAGGTAAGTCCTTATTGTTTGGGCGTATAATATATGTAGTTGACGGGTCAAGATTTTTGATTGCTCTGGATTTCAGATTGTTATCTCATAGATTTTTTATTCTATGATTCTTATACTTCATTTCGTATAAGCTCAGCATATGTTTTCATCTACAACTTAATGTTTAGATGCAGCGGCCTCTTGGATGGATTATATTTTTTCACCATCTATGCGTTGCCCCTGACTATACTTTATATAGCCTTCGGTTCAAGTTGGGATTCTCACCTTTCTTGCTTTATTCCGCTGTTATAATTTTGGTCATTTCTGACTAAAACGGCAAATTCTACCTGTCCCAGGCTCTCCAATTGATAGGATTATTTTTCCCATTCTTTTAGTCGTGTTAGTAATACATAATCGGCAGTTAGACTTGCTAACTCCTCTTTAGTAATAGTATCCTTTAATAACGCAGTCTGATGCTTTAAGATGTTTATCTTTAAAGCTTTTATCTGAGCATCAAGGGGTAGTTTGTTGAAAGATGTCTTATACCTTTCTCTACTCGCGCTTATTGCATTTTTACATACGACAGCGAGTCCTTTAGGAGTGTTGTCTATTTCCTCTACGGAATTAGTTAGCTTAGAATACTCTTCCTTAGTGATAACACTATTTTTAGGAATCCTCGTATTAAGCTTAACCTTTTCAATCTCTTTGAATTTTACAGTAACAATTCCATTGTCAATAGTACATCTTGACGGAAGATAATGTTTCTCTCCGGCCACTATTTCAGTTTTGCCAATTACAATAGATTTGAAATCCTTATTCAAAACAGAATTTATGGTTCCTTCCCATTGATAAGTCAATTCGTTAAAGAAATATTGAATATCCAATAACGGAACCTTTAGAGTTTTCACTCCCTCTTTTTTATTCGACACTTCATATTCAAGAATAGTTTCATGTATTCCTGATATATTTGTTGTCTTCTTGCCTTTGTATAAGACTCTCATATCTCCATAAACACTTATAAACGAAGTGGGTATGTATATATTAGCTGGCTCCATATAAGAAGCTATCTTTTTACTGTCTCTAACAGTTAGGCGGAATCCAAATTTAATTGGTTCGGTTTCGGCAGATAGTATTAAATAATACCTTTTTTTAGCGGCATTATAATAAAATATATCTCCTTTATCAAAAGAATATGTATCCTCAATTTCTCTATTGGAAAATCTTTTTCTTTCTGGTTTTGATGACTGCAAACTTGCAGACAAAAGAACTTTTTCTTTTAACTTTACAAAAATCATGTTATTTCCATATCATATGGGTAGTATAGTGTTCCTTTATCAAATCCTTGTTTAAATCTTATCATTCCTTCTTTTCCATAATGCCTACTTTTTAATATATGCATCGCAACCAAATCTTTTGTTGGGAATTTACTCGTACCATAATATTCAATGCCTAATCGCTCAGGTCTGTTGATAATTATAACCGTATCCGCTATCTGGTATACTTGCCTACTGGAGAATATATCTCCTTTTTTAGGGTAATGTTGAGATGGGGTTTTGATTCTATCTGGGGATTCTATGTTGTCGTTTAATTGACCTAATACAATGACTAAAGCATTATACTTTTTTCTTATATACAGGGCAATTTTAGAGAATGCTGAAACGAGTTCAGTTTCCGATGATTCATCGAGATATTCAACTAATAGAGTATGATCTAAAGTTATCACAAGTTTAGAATCTGGGAATTGTGCATGAAAAGCTTCTACGGTGTTTAAAATCTGGGTTCTGTTTCCTGCCGTTTCTACATAATATATTTTATCAGTATCAACGGTTTTGGACATGTCAAGGATGTTGGAATACTCCTCATCGGTTAACCTATTTTCAACAGACATTAAATCGCTATAGCTCTTGCTCAATCTACCAGTATACGTTCTTATGATTTCATCATGCGCATTCATTTCGAATGTAAATGATAATATCTTGTAGTCGTATTTGAAATTCTTGTTTATTTGACTTGCGAAGTCATCACGTAGCATATTCAGTATGTAACTCTTGCCGGAGCCAGATGCCCCTAAGATGTAAATAGATTGACCAAACCTAAAAGCTCCTCCTACTGCTTGATTTAACTTATGCCATCTGGAAAATAATCCAGGGGCAACATCACGCATGGATTTTGCGATTATACTATTTGCTCTTTCTATTGCGGTTGTTTGAGTAACATATTTTAGACTAAAGTTCGGCTTCTCCATACTTAATAGGCATTGTTACATTTTCTTCTCCGCCATAAATATATGCGTCACATTCATCAGCTAATGTTGATTCTCCGTCTTTTAATATAAAGTATTTAGCTATTTTTATGTAGCCATATCCTTTAAAGGCGAATCTCTCTATATAAGCTCTTGTTGCTTTAATGATAACATCTTTATCATACTCTGGATATCGAATACGAAATCTACGCATCTTATTCAATGCTTCAGTAGCGCTTGGTCGTACTCGATATCCTCCGCTCTCTATCCCTTTGGGCCATAAATCTACCCACTCTTGAATCCATGTGGCAACATTTTCGTTTTCAGTAAGAACAGAAAACCCTTGTGTAGCACTTAATGAATATATTGTTTTTACAACGTCATCATTTCTTCCTGGAGAATACTCCACTAATCCCTTCTCTTCCGTAGCAATTATGCACGCTTCATCAAAGGGGAATAGAGAATTATATCTTGCCAATTGGAAATAACCGTCTAATCCAGAATTAATTAAATAAGACACACAGTATTCGTTTATTGTGATATTCTTATTAATTAACGCATCAGTATCTATAATTATTTTTTGAGACATGTAATATAAGTTAGTTACGGGCAGGCAACAACTGAATTACATTATTCAAATATAGTTAAGGCACTTAAAGCGGCATTTTTTACTATTCCATTTTGTGTTTCAAAATAAGTTGGAACAGCGTCAGTATTAGAAATAAGCATAACATCGTCAAGTTCATAGAATAAGTCAATATCCATAATCATCATGTTGTATTCAGTAATAAGAATTAAACCAATCTGATTAGCTTTGCAATAAATTGCTTGAGGAGTTAGTTTTACAGCGTCATAGTCATTAGCAGATATACCATTCATTAAATCTTGTATATTGCTAAGTTTCCCTATAACGGAAGCTACATTCCAAGTAAAAGAATACGAAGGAGAATAAGAGTAAAATGTATGCTTCATTTGTACGTCGCTATAATTAGCCACAACGTATTTTGGCATAGCTTCTACAACTAACTTTCTATTCATATCCTTATCTGTAGCATTAGCTATCACCATTAGCCCATACGAGCTATATAATGACAGAGAAGCTCCAAGTAATTGAGAACTTGTTGATGACTGGCTGTCAATTATACATGGCGCATAGTCAGTGACGTTAGTGGAAATTGGATTCCCAGCAACATTTAAAAACTCATACTCTCTATCAGATTGTAAAGTAACGATTACATAGTCTTCTTGATCAGCCAAGCTTTCTAAGCCGTTTAACAATTCAAATAAAACTTTGTTTGTATACCTTGATGTTTTTCTTACGAATATTTTTCTTGAATACTTGTCCCTATATGTTACAGAACCGTATTTGTATGCTTCAATGTGAGATAAATTCTCGAACATATCATGTAATACAAATTCAGATAATGCGACATTTTTTTGTTTAACTATTATTAACATTACAGTAACTCTTTTTTATTAGTAATTAATTTTTGACCATTGTTTTCAAATTCCCTGTATTCAGAAAGTTCTGAATCGTTTAGAAAATCCAATCCTTTTTTTACATCGAATTTCTGTCTTCTTAGGTTCATGTAGTCAATCAAGTATTTAGCCTTCTTAGGGAAGCTCGATTTAACGACGTAATCCAAAGAGATTTCTTTAGAATTAATGATTTCTAATTTGTTATTTTCTACAAACGACAATATTGCCATATATATCAATATGATATTTTTTACTTTTACATATGACAATGATGCTGCATGAAGACGGAACTCTATTGTATGGTTTTGAATTCCAGTAATACTAAATAATGAAGGAACAAAATTTATCCACCAATATCTCGGAGTGCTTTGATTGTAGCCACAATTTCTGCCAGCGGGGTGATTCAGTTTTTTATTAACCAATTGTCCAGGTTCGTTTCCTAAAGAGACTATTTTAACTATCTCTTTATAAGCGGTGTCTATTGAATTAGAATAATCATACTGACTTACTGAAGATTTTATTTTCTTCATATTCTTACAGTAAGCGTTTCCCCTTCTTGAATAAGGCATTAACTCAAAGAGTTGCGCCTCTAATTTCTGGGCAAGAATCCACAGTAACACCATGTTTTCTTTATTAAAATCGAATCCTCCAAGATGGACGTGTATAGAGCATGTTTTATTAATCTTAGTATATCTCGATAATACCTGGAAAATCTCATATAGATGAAAAAATCCATAGTCTCCAGTTAAGATACCAGTTACATATTCTCCTCCATAAGCTTTTTGGTGTTTGTCAGAGTATATTGACCCGTCATATTCCGATTTGACATTTAGTCTATGATGATGAAACTGAGGAATTGTTCCAGAGCAGGTTTCTATTTCTATTCCAAAAGTATACTTTTTCCCTTCTGTAATAATATGAGATGGGGATTTTACTCCCATCTCATATAATTTTCTTGCTTCAACATACATGTTATCCTTCAAATGAAATACATTATTGAACGTGTCGTAATGCATCTCTGAATATTTGTTATATCCGATTTGTCCCATCAAAGGGATGTCTTCTTTTTTAGCAAAATATCCAGAATCGCGATACTCCTCATATCCATTCTCTAATAAGGATCGATAATCATTAGCAAATTCTACTGACTTTGATAAGCTATTACTAAAAGTCTGTACAGGGAACGGATAATTAGAGCTCCTGTTTTTGCTAAATTTTAGTTCTTTAATTTTTGATTTTAATATCATATTTATTCATTTGGGATTACATCAATCTCATCTAACGTGAGAGTTATATCTTCGATGGTTGTCATTAAATCAAGATAAGCAAGCGGAATTCCATCCGTGTCCACAAAAGTACAATCCACTGAAGATTCCTCCATTGCCTGATGTCATTAAATCAAGATAAGCAAGCGGAATTCCATCCGTGTCCACAAAAGTACAATCCACTGAAGATTCCTCCATTGCCTGATACAAAGATGTTAACATCTCTACAGTAAATACAAGGTCAGCTTTAAGTATCTCACACTGATTTATTTTTGCAAGAAGCTCATCACTTTGTTCTACAGCACATTCTCCTACAGCACAGTCTTTTCCTGCCGCTGTATCATCTTCTTTAGTGTTTTCCACTACGTAATGTTGTAAATGGCATATTGTTCCGGCGATATCTTTTGGAATAGACAATAAATATTCTGTAGGAATATCAACAACTTTTTTCAACGCATACGAATAGCATGTTGCAAAAGTCTCTTCTGGATTAAGTGCGTTAGCAAAAATCTCTTGTAGGTACAATAAAGAACCATTTTCAAGGATTTTTGTTTCTGAGTTTTCTCCAACTCCTTTTAAGAATATTCCAGCCTTTACTGCTACAAAGTCTCCATTTTTAACAATAGGAGATACGATTGTAAATTCAGAATCTTCAAACCAAACCTTACTCACTCCATCATACTCTTTAAAAGTACATTGATATCTTTTGTTGCTTCCAGATACCGTTGTAGATTCTATTTTAAATACTTTAAATAGCTGTTGTGGGTATGAGTAATTAACAATGATACCATATCTTCCGTTTAAAGTAGCGGAACCGTGTATCGGTAAAGACATTTGCTGGTTACTTGGATATCTGTTGAATTCGTTATTGTAATCGTTATCGTAGATATCGTCGTAAGCTGCCGAACGAGAACCCCCAGTGTAACTTCCCGTTCCTCTTTGAAAAGAATTGACGTACTTTGCTGGTCTTTTAATTGTTATGCCCTCCCCAACGAATTCGCCATTTGTAATGGTAAAGACTTTGTTTATTGGGAGAGATGTAATATTTGTGGCATTAATAATTTTCAAACTTTCTTCTGTAGAAGAGAAATACATTCCTTCTTCACGGGTTCCGTAAAATAGAGGTCTGTCTTCGTTTCTAAATACATAAAGAGTATGTAAATCAGTCTTGCCTGCCCATAACAATGCGGCGGCTCCTTCAAATTGTTCTAAAACATCGTATTTGTTTTCTTCAGCAAAATGGTTAACATCCAGCGCTTTAATGAGAAAATCACTATCTACGTCTATAGTAGTGGTAGGAATCTTCATTTTATTAGCCAAAGCATACCAGCCAGTAAGCGTTCCGTTATGAGCTCCAACTAAGTTGTCGTGTTCAAATGGATGTGCGTTCTTTTTTATCTTTAATCCGATAGTTGCCTGCCTAACATGGCCAATAAACAACGAGCTGGATTCGATCTGGTTCT